ACCAGTAGTCCTGATAAATCTCCCACAGTTCTAACTGTTCCATAGCACCCATCTCAGAGGCTACTACAGCCCCGTCAGGAGATTTTATAGGGAAGGAGAATACCTTGGTACTGGGTGACATTACATCCTCTTCTACGGGGATTCCAGCCTCTTCAAGGACGGTGCAGAGAGGGTCTCTTGCGTCCGCTCTGACTCGTCTAATATACTGATCTGAGTATCTAGGGTGGATGCCGCTAGCAGAATCAACCAACTGACTAACAGTACCGGAAGGCTTAACAGCAGTAATGGCAGTGCTAATGTTGATACCAAGGCGAGCAGCCCAAACTGCATTAGTCTCAACAGCTTCTTTTTTAAGTTCAGTGAGCCAAGTTTTAAGAACACCTTTATCCCTCCTTCCTGACAATGTTTTATGGTCCATGATGCCTGTTAGACTAACGCCAAGCAGTGCTTCTTCTTCAGTGTTCCGTTGCCACACCTTACGCAGATAACGGAAGTCGGTTAGGGTAGCCTGTAAAGTTCCAAAGATAGTCGCAACACGTACTTTTCGTTTAAGGTCTGACAAAGTATCGGACGACCTGACAACAACCTCTGACAAATTACAGAATTGATAGGGTCGGAGGATAATTTCTGAGCATGGATTAGTTCCAAAGTCATAGGTAGCATCTCGTCGCTCATTTTTTGCAGCTTGTTTTTGACTTGCAACCCTAGAGAACATTCCTCGCTCTCCTGATCTTGACTCATATAAACTTTTCCACTCATTTAAAAATGCCTCGAAGTCTGGCTTTTCTGTATAACAAGCACTGTTGTTGGCTAGCCCTCGTTGAGGATTGTCGTTCCACCATTGTCCTGACTTTGCTCGTCGGAGCCTATCGTCAGTGAGGTTACTAAGACTGATGAGAGCGGACCTTCGAACCCCTCCGACGACGACGATCTGTGCAATCTTACAGCAGATATCGTGACACTCGATGGAGGAAAGCTTACGTCCAGCAGCCTCCCTAAAGATCTCTGTGGTAAATTTAAAGAGGTCAACAAGAGGGTCCGCACCAGATGCTCTACCTCCAAAGGTTTTAAGGGCTGACCCTGCAGGTCGTATTCCACTGATGTCCCACTTTGGAAGCTGACCCGAATAGAGCAAGCTAACAAGTTCTCTGTAGGCTTTAGCCCATCCAATTTTGCTGTCAGCGACGTGTATAATGGTATCTGTTTCATGAAATTCTTCTGCTACCTCCGGTAATTTACTTACATATTGTCGTTCAACTGAATAACCTACTCCTGTTCCGCACATAAGCACGTACATCATTTCGTCGAATGCTTTGGGGTGGTCAATGGGCATGTAGCTACAATTAAATCCTGCTACGTTGTCACGGTCAAGAGCCTCACCAGCAGTCATTAACGCTCTCATGCTAGGCATAACGTCCATATCGTGAATGTCTTTAAAGATTCCATTAGCTTCTTCAAGAGTTAACTTACCTTTCTCAATCCAGAAGTTTAGGTATCTGTCAATTGTTTCTTCCCAAGACTCTCGCCTTTGTTCTTCTGGCAGATAACGAGCGTACCTGCTTTTGTGAATGTACTGTTGATATAAATCCATTACTGTTCCTTTAGATGTTGTCGTTGTGGTTTACGTTTCGCTGGTGGTTCGCCCTTTTGTTTAAACTTTTTTTTTCGATTAAACTTATCAGAGCGTTCTTGCTTTCGGTCTATCATAGTCCTTCTTCTTTATGTTTTATATTAATCCACTCGTCCGGTAAAGATTGTTCACTATACCATCGGAAGCCTTTTGAGGTTGCCCACTCACCGTGAGATCTTTTGGTTCCGTCTTTACGTCGCTTTGCTTGAGGCATTGGAGCGTTAGGATCAGAAAACAAAAAGACTAGCTCGTGGTTTTTAGGTAAGCACTTACTTATCCAAATGTATTTAGAGTATTCGGGGGCGTCCCAAAACCTCCCCTTAGCTTCAAGCAAAATAGTCTTGCCCTTAATTACTCTAACAAAGTCTGCATGATACGTGTGATTAACGGTGTAGTCAACTTTAGTTGTATGGATATCCCAGTTTGATAGAGGTCCAGAATGCAGCTTATACTCCCACTGAGAATCATAGCCGGGTTCTAAATCTTTTTCAACAGGCCTTGCAACCCTTCGCTTGCGATAACCTTTTCTTATTTTTGGTTGCTTATTCAATGTAGGACTGCTCCTCTTTTTTCTATTTCTAACTCTAAGGCAGTCTGAAGATTGTAAATTGCTTCATCTTCAATACTTTCAACAGAATAGCCATTACTGAGGTGAGAAGCAAAGCCAAGAATAATTATTTCAAGCGGGATTAAAAGTCCCTGTTGATCATCTTCCATGTTTGCATCTCAGTTTTAATATCTTCTAGAGTATATGAATGGATTGGCCTTTGCGGGTTTTTAGCTACAAGGCTCTTTAGTTTTTTACGCACCCATCGTGGTGAAAAGGTGCTAAGAAAAAACTTGTTGTTGGAAAACACATGCGTCTGATCAGGGAGAAGTTCTTTATAATTATTTAAAGTGATCATCTTGGCTTCTTCTTCAGAGACTAATGTGTGTAACCAAGCAACAAGAATAGGTGCGACTTGCCTGTTGATTTGTTTAATTGTTTTTCTGTTCATAACAGGATCTCGTCAACTCGTGGGGGTGCTACGACTTTAGTAAAGTATGTAGGACCGTTTGAATATGCGTAAGCCTTAAGGCCTTCGCCGTCGTTAGCATCTGAGTAGCACTCAAACTTATAGGGACAGTACGCACAACCAGAAGGCAGCTTCATGTTTCCTTTCTTGCCTTCAGGTATAGGAGAATAACATTTTGAAGGGGGCGTGTCAACCGATAATGCCGACCTAATCTTCTTTATTCTCTGAGGTATGTTAGGCTTTTCAAGATCATCGGGCCTGTATAAACATAACTCACCACTCTCTTTGTTGATAACAAGAAACCCTCCAGCCTTTGTTTCTTCGGCGGTCTCATAACCGGAAAGCTGTGCTAGGTATCCAAAGGGGTCGTTATCGGCCAGTGTACCATTCTTAAATTTATTGAATGCAAACTTAGAGGCTGTCTTAACATCTACTACCTCGCCGTTAATCTTACAGTCCATGTGGCCTTTGATGCCCGACACGTCTATTTCTTTCTGTTCTGATGTAACCTCGTGTCCTGTCATGCGGACTAGCATCAAAACAATCTCCTCTAGAAGATGCCCATAAAGAAATTTAATCTGTGTTGCACCGCTTACTGTTCTCGCTGAGGATGGTGTTCTGCTTTCATACCACAACTGTCGAAGGGGCTTACCAATGTTAGACATCCGTAAAGTGAACTCAGCTTGTGGATCTCGTGGTGTAGCCCAAGACAAGATGCTTTCTTTAATACGGACAAGAGTATCATCTAGCTCTGTTTCATCAATGTTAAGTGGCTCTCCAGCTGACAGGCCTTCAAGTCTTCCATATATATCTTGTATTAATGTATCTAAAGTATTCATTGTTTATGCTCTACCCATTTTAATTTACGTGTATCAGGATTAAAGGCAAGAAGGACAACGCCAAGATTTTTTTGTTCCTCTGTTCTTCCGTTAGTAACGGCCTTTACTCTACGTCTACCGTCAAACTTTTGTGTTTTTACATCAATAAAAATTGTTTTTCCATCTTTAAATGCTATCATGTCTATAGGACCATTGCAACCTGCATTAACAAAAACTTCATAGCCATTGTCCCAGAGCCAAGTGACCGCATAGTATTCTGCAAAGTCTCCTTTACGGCTTGCACTTTCTTTTAAAGTTCTAACTCGTGTACCATCATCATGATACTCTGCTGTATTAGTCATTACATGCCCTTCAATTTTAACAGTGTAAGTTTACTTGTATTTTTTATGCTGCTCTTTTCTATGTTCTTCAGTGTGTTTCATACCAGTTGTTTCCGACATTATACTCTCCTGTTAAACTACACTTTAAGTTAAAATCATTACCAGCTTTTTCAATTGCAGCAATACCTAACTCACCTACTTTATCTGCTACGTCTTTGTGTGCTTCGATCTGCCACTCATCGTGGACGTTAGCCACAAAGTGTGCATCAAGATCCTTTATAGATTCTTGAAGATTAACTACCGCTTGCTTCATAACAATAGCACCAGCACCTTGCAGCAAAGTATTTAACGCTGCGTGTTCCGACCGAACAAATAACTTACGTTTGTCCAGTCCCTTGAGGTATCCTCTTCGAGCCGCTCCCGCAACTCTGTCTTTAAGATTTTTAAATGCAGGGAGATTATCGAAGAAAGATTGTCTAAGTCGTCCACCATCTTTTGCGTCTCCTCCAACCACTGAACCAAGCTTTGCATCTCCTGCTCCGTACAAGAGTGCATAGATGAAAGTTTTTGCCTGAGGTCTTGATTCAAGTCCCGCAGCATTTTGGTTTGCTGTGTGTATGTCTCCGTTGAGAAGTTCATAAGTAAAGCCCTCGTCATTCATATAGTGTGCTAACATTCTTAGTTCAAGTCCACTAGCATCAATACCCACTAGTCGATACCCATCATCTACTGTCCAACACTGGCGACACTCTTTACCGTATGGGCTACTTGTGCTGGGTACTTGTGCCATGTTTGGACTTCTGTGCGTCATTCGCCCTGTCACTGCGCCATTAGTATTTACAAAGCCGTGAATGCGTCCGTCGTCTCCAAGCTCTTTGAACCAAGAGTTTATCTGTGCAATACGCTTTTGAAGCATTAGATACTCAGCAATGATTGCAGCTTCAGGTATGTTTTTTACTTGCGATAAGACTTTCTCATCAACAATTGGCTGTCCCGTAGGCGTAAACTTTGTAGGCTTCCAGCCAAACTCCAAGAGATATTCTCCAATTTGTTTTCTAGAGCCAAGATTAAAAGGTTCAGAATCACGGCGAATAAGATGCTCATTCGGATTGATACTCGCCTTCTCATACTCTTCATCAGACAGCCTAACCTTCCTTGTTTCTTTGTGGACTTGCGCCATCTTAGACAGCTTACCTGCTTTAGTAAACATAGGAACAAGTTCCATA